TTAAGGAGTTGAATGGACAACAATAAACAAATTAAAGATTTAAAAAATAATTATAAAATTACATTTGGATCTGAACAAGGCGAAAAAGTATTAGAAGATCTTTTAAAAAGATTTCATTATCACACATCAACTTTTTCCAAAGATTCAAACGAAACAATGTTCTTAGAAGGACAGCGGAGCGTGGTTTTGTTCATACAAAACATACTACAACAAAAGGAGCAAATAAATAATGAGTGAAGATCAGACAACTGCTGATACTCAGCAATCTGTTACAGATACTTTTACAGATACACTACCAGAAGATATAAGAAATGAACCATCATTAAAAAGTTTTACAAATGCTGGTGATTTAGCAAAAAGTTATTTACACGCAAATAAAATGGTGGGTGCGGATAAGATAGCACTACCAGGTAAACACGCTACCGAGGATGACTGGATGCAAGTTTACAATAAATTAGGTAGACCAGAAAAAGCTGATGCTTATCAATTTAGTTTTGAAATACCTGAAGAAAATAAACAAGTCATTAGTAATTTTACAGAGATTGCACATAAAAATGGTTTAACAAACAACCAGGCTAATGCAGTTTTAGAATATTACAATCAAATGCAAACTGATGCAAATGGCTCAGTTGAAACAATGGCACAAGCTAACATGGCTGAACAAGAAACAGCTTTGAGAAAAGAATGGGGTTTAAGTTATGATAATAATTTAGCTTTAGCTGACAATGTTTTTAAAACGCATTTTGCAGAAGGCATGGCTTCTTTAACATTAAATGATGGAACACAATTAGGAAACCATCCTGAGTTTATAAAATCTTTAGTAGCTCTTGGCAAAAATTTTAGCGAAGATCAATTAACTAAAGAAACTAATGTAGGCGTATCACCAGCTGATGCACAAAGAGAGATTGCAAAATTACAATCTAGTGAAGCCTATACAAATAAAAACCATCCAAATCATGAGATGGCAGTACAAGAGGTTGCTCAACTGTATAAAATACAGTTTGGGGAATAGCAGAATAATCTTTTAAGACTCTGTGCGACCATGGGAAAGACCATCACCGACCAGGTGTAAAATGTAGGACAAACCCCATTCAGGGATAATTTTTCCATCTTTTTAACATAACAACTAACAACAAGGAGGACATTAAAATGTCAAATCAAATAACAACTGCATTTGTTGAACAGTATAAGAACAATGTTTCTATGCTTTCTCAGCAAATGGGTTCAAGACTAAGATCTGCTTGTGATGTTGAGAGTATAACTGGAAAAAACGCATTTTTTGAACAAATCGGTTCTAGTTCTGCTCAAGTTCGTACATCAAGGCACGGATCAACCCCCCAAATAGATACTCCACACGATAGAAGAAGAGTATCTTTAGCGGATTACGAGTGGGCTGATCTTATTGACGATCAAGATAAAATCAGAATGTTAATCGATCCAACATCTTCTTATTCAAAAGCAGCCGCAGCTGCTATGGGTAGAAGTATGGATGATGTGATTATTTCAGCACTAGGTGGATCAGCTCAAACAGGTGTAACTGGAGCAACCGCTACAGCACTACCAGCTGGTAATAAACCATTTAGCTCATCACAATCAGACGGACTAACTGTAACAAAGCTACTAAAAGCAAAAGAATTATTGGACTTAGCAGATGTTGATCCATCTCTAAAAAGATATTTTGTTTATGGAGCAAAACAAGTCACAGATCTATTAGCTACAACTGAGGTAAAGAGCTCTGACTTTAATACAGTCAAGGCTTTAGCTCAAGGAACACTTAATAGTTTTCTTGGATTTGAGTTCATCATGTCAAATAGATTGTCACTCGATGCAACTAATACTGATGACAGACTTTGCTACGCATTTACTGAAGATGCAATTAAACTTGCAGTTGGTAAAGACGTAACAGCAAAAATAACAGAACGAGCAGATAAATCTTATTCAACTCAAGTTTACTACTGTATGTCAATTGGTGCAGTAAGAATGGAAGAGTCTAAGGTTATTGAAATAGCTTGTGACGAATAATAGGAGAAAATAAAAAATGGCAAGTGTAAAAAGTGTAAATATCACAAACTTAGATGCAACTCCTAGTGTAATGGTTGATGCAGCTAGTAATACTGGTTCGCTTCATGTTCATTATGATACTTACGAAGCTGCTAGTTTAGCATCAGGATCAGACATCACGATCGCAAGATTACCAATCGGTGCAACTGTGCACAATGTAATCTTAAAGTGTGATGCTTTAGGCGGATCATCAACTTTAAAAGTTGGAGACGCTTCTGACGATGATCGTTATATGGCAGCAGTAGGAACTTGGAATGTCGCTGGACAATCACAATCCATGTTAGCTGGTAGCTCCGCTGGAGCAGCACAAACACCAGTAACTGGATTAGGTTACAAAATAACTTCTTCAACTACTGATTTAGTTATTACAACTGGCGGTGCAACTATAACTGGTTCAATCCATTTATGGGTTCACTACGCATACTAACAAGTAATAAATATGCCAGGGGGTTCTCCCCTGGCTTCATTATAAATTTAGGAGAAATCAATGGCAAAACCTGGACTATACGCAAATATTCACGCCAAACGCAAACGTATTGCTGCTGGTAGTGGTGAAAAAATGAGAAAGCCTGGAAGTGCTGGAGCTCCTACTAAAGCAAACTTTACAAGATCTGCAAAAACAGCAAAGAAAACATTAGTAGGATAAAATGAGCTCAGTAATTGAAATATGTAACTCTGGGTTAAATATGCTTGGTGCTAATAATATAACTTCATTAACTGAAGATAGTAAAAATGCCAGGCTATGTAATCAAAGATATAATTCTGTAAGAGATAGTGTTTTTAGAGAACACTTATGGAATTGTTTAATTAAGAGAGTGCAATTAGCAGTTGAGACAGATAAACCAACGCACGAATATATTTATCAATACACACTACCAAGTGATTGTATAAGAGTTATAAAAATTGGTAGTTCATCAGATGGATCTTCATCAGATCTTAATGGTGGACAAACATTTAAAGTAGAAGGAAGAAAGATTTTAACGAATGAGGATACTATTTATCTTTTATATGTTGGTAGGATTAATGATCCTAATGAGTATGATACTTTATTAATTGAAACAATTTCAACAAGACTTGCAGCTGAACTTGCATACGCAATCACCAACAGTAATCCTTTAGCTAATACCTTAAAGGCTGAGTACAGAGATAAATTATCTATTGCAAGACATACTGATGCTTCAGAGGGAAGTGCTGATTATTTAGATAGCAGCTCTTATATAAATTCGAGATATTAATGGTAAAACAAACTTTTGCATTTACAAATTTTACAGCTGGTAAACTGTCACCAAGACTTGATGGAAGAACAGATTTAGGTAAATATTATAATGGATGCAAACAACTTAAAAATTTTACAATACAACCGCATGGTGGAGCTAGTCGTAGACCAGGAACAAGATTTATTCATGAAACTAAATCAAGTGCAAATAAAGTTAGATTAATTCCATTTGAATTTTCAACAACTCAAACGTATGTCATGGAGTTTGGAAATGAATATATAAGGTTTTACAAAGACAAAGGTATTATTACAGAAGCCGATAAAACTATTTCTGCAATTACAAAAGCTAATCCAGCGGTTGTAACTGCAAATTCTCATGGTTATACAAATGGAGATCATGTTATTATTACAGCTGTCGTTGGAATGACAGAAGTTAATAATAAAACTTTTATTGTTGCAGACTCAACAACTAATACATTTTCATTAAAAAATGTTGATGGTGTTGCTATCAATTCTTCAGCATTTACAACTTATGGATCAGCTGGAGCTGCAAATAAAATTTACGAAGTTGCATCTCCATATCAAACAGCTGACTTACCAAATATTAAATTTGCACAATCCGCAGATCTTATGTACCTAGTTCATCCTAGTCATGCTATAAGAACTTTGACTAGATCTGGACATACTTCTTGGACAGTCGCAGCTCCGTCATTATCAGGATCTGTATCACCAGCTTTAAATACAACTACAAATAAATATCCCAGTTCTGTAACTTTCTTTGAACAAAGATTAGTATTTGCTGGAACAAATGATAACCCACAATCATTATGGTTTTCTAAAACATCAGATTATTCAAATTTTACAACTGGATCTAATGATTCAGACGCAATGGTTTATACAATTGCTAGTAATAAAGTAAATGCCATTAGATATTTATCAGCACAAAGATCTTTAATAGCTGGAACAATTGGAGGTGAGTTTGTTGTAAGTGCATCTGGCACAACTTCACCATTAACTCCTACAAATGTT